TCTTTCTCGACCACATCGTCGAAGAGCTTCTGCATGTCATTCTCGCTCAGCTCTCCCGCCTCTTTGATCATATTCCGGATCTCTTCGGCTGAGTTCCCCATGATCGTGAGCCGCATGATCTGCCAGTCGGCAGAGGATGTGATCTCCGAGGTCTTCTTGATCCTGCGGACGATATCCCTCATGATGTCCAGCTCCAGCTGGCGGTACCGCTTCGAAAACGTCTGGTCTACGAAATCCTCATAGCTGGGATTCATTAAGGCATCACTCCTCCAGTCTGTTCAGGGATCCTGCTGGCAGCGGTCTCTTCGGTCTCTCCGTACCACTTCGCGCGGTACTCGGCCAGCCCCATGACTCCCATCGAGACGTCCTGCCTGTCCTGAGAGCGCTCAGAGGCCTTGTCCTCGATGATGGAGTCATCAAAATCGATCCGGATCTCCACGTCTTCGGACAGGTTCGGAACCCGCGCCGCAATGCCAAGCCGGATGATCACCCGGAAGAGCTGCTTGAGGGTATCGTCCAGAACGAGTTCGTGCTTCTTCAGCGTCCGGAACATGTCGCTGTTCTCGCTGATCACCTGCGTGGCCGTTGTGATCCCGGAGGTATCGAAGCGGTATCTCTGTGTACCGAAGCCGCACTTGACGGACAGGTAGTTGAGGTCGTCGTTGATGCCCTTGCTGTGCTCATCGATCCGCAGGTCCATGTTGACCTCATGGATCATACCCCTCTCGCCGCCGTCTTCCCGGAAGTCCTCAGGCAGTTTGTAGAAAACTGTGTCATTTTCATCGAACACTGCGTTCCCGTCCTTGTTGCTCAGCATCTCGGGAGCCACAAAGATGCGCTTGCGTCCGAGGCTGAATTCCTGTGCGTATGAATCATACTTAAGGTCCAGGCTCCGGAGCACATCGATCGCGTTGGCGAACAAGGAAATACCCATCGGGTTCCCGTCGTCTGTCTCGCTCTTGTCGATGTTGTTGACGATGTTCAGTGTATCGATCACGAACTGAGGCTTGTCGGATCCTGTCTCGGCCCTGGGAGCCAGTGTTGCAAATGCGGGAATGTCTCTCCACCTTTCAGGCGGGATCTCTGATCCGGCACCGTTCGTGCACTCCACCACGCTGTTTTTGATCACATACAGCCCGTTCTCGAGCATGTGGAACTGGATATGCGCGTATTTCTTGCGGCGGTATGTCTTGATCGACACGAAGGCCGCCTCGCTCACATAACCATTCTCCCAGGTGATCGGGTAGATATTCGGGGCTGTGAAGTACGCGATCTTGACGTCTCCGCTGAGGATGTTCCCCTCTTCATCGACAACAGCGTTGTCCAGGTAAGGAACGTAGGCCACGGTTCCGAGAGCCGCCTTCCTTTCCTGGTATTCGTTGCCGAGCTTCCACCAGCGGGCATTTTCCAGGACAAGCTTTACGAAGTCATAGGTCGAATTCGCAACGCTGTCCTCTATCTTCCCGGTCGCTTCGCTGGGTGTGCCGATCGTGAACTTCACGCGCTCATTCAGCAGGAGGTTCGCCATATCTTCGCAGACCAGCTTTGCCGCACCAAGGCTGTGGCGCCGGCAGCGGGTGTATCCGGAGCCAGTGTAGACGCGGTATGTGTGGAACTTGGCAACATTGGAGCGGTACCAGCTGTCCCAGACTTTTATAAATGCATAAAAAGACGGGTCGACAGTGTCGATCCCGTTCTTCTTGAAATACTCAAAAATGTTCATTCTTCCTCATCCTCTGCTTCCGGAAGCCAGCGCTTCAAGTGTTTCCACATGCCCATCACCATGTATCGGATCGCGTCCATAGCGTGATCGTCAACCTTGACCGGCTCTTCCTTGCCCCTCTCAATGCTCTTCTTGTCGTACTCGTATGTGCCGAACTCGTCGATCGCGTTCTCCTGCAGCGGGCTCAGGCTTATCATGTCGTAAGTCAGGAGCTTCTGCACTCTGCTGATTCCCAGCTTCACATCGTTCTTAGCATCCCTCATGATCACGTTGAACGGTACGCCCGGGAGCAGGCGCTTGATCTCTTCCTTGAGGCCCTGCGCACTTGGGTCAATGAACACATAAAACGTGCAGTGCGTACTGGGCCCTGGTGTGTACTGCTGATCAAGCGCCGTACACAGATCTATGAAGTCCCTCGCATATTCCGAAGGGCTCCGCTGTTTGCCGGTCTCGCGGCCGCTGTGGTAATACTCAGCAAGGCCGTCAAGCCGGTGTCTGTAATCGTCCAGCCCGAACGCCTGGAAGGTTGTAGCGTTCTGCTGGCCGTAGTCGACTCCTATCCCGATCACGGGGTATTTCTGGTCCTCTGCCGGCTTTTTCCTGTGCCGGTCAGAGAACATGTAGTAGATGACCTCGTCAACACCTACAGGGATCCCGAGCCACACCCAGCGGTACTGCCGCTCGTCTGCTGCCTTCAGAGCCTCAGCTGATGCGATCAGGTCAGGCCCCAGCCAGTCCGCGGGAACATCCCTGTAATCCACATGGATGTGCAGGACGTCCGGGCGCTTCTCCATCTCGCGGCACCACTTGTTGATCGGCGCGTTCGGGTTCTTCGGCGGGTTGTACAGGTACAGCATCTGGAACCCGCCGGTGTTGCCTCTTACGAAGGTAGCCTCGATATTCTGTATCTCGTCGGCTCCCTCTCCATCCTCGAAGAACTCCGTCAGCTCGTCCAGGATGACCAGCTTGATCGGCCTGTCCTCGTCGATGATACCCTTCGTGTCGTCGATACCGTCAGATCCCGCGAAGTACATCGTGTTACCGGTCTTTCTGTATCGGATCTCCATCGGACTGACCGTGATGTCGAACCGGTTCTTCGGGATCTGCAGTCGGTTAATCCCGCGCAGCATCTCCTTGTACACAGTCTTGCGCAGCTTGTTGTGGTGCTTTCTGAGGACGACCACGGAGCCCTTTTCCGGGCTGATCAGCTGATAGTCGCCGCGGATCGCCGCGAAGGAAGACTTCGTGCCGGCACGTCCGGAGCTCAGTATAATGTGTTTATATTTGCGGTCATTAAATATCGCCAGGTACTTCGGAATCACAATGTCCGAGATCCTGACCGTTTTCCTGTCTCGGTGCATCGTTTATGATCTCCACTCCGTCGTCCTGTTCAGGGAGGCTGCTCCTGCGGATCCGCTCCGTCTCTGCCCTCAGCTTGTCCAGGCGCAGGCGCTGCTCTTCGGTAGCGTTCACGCCCCTGTCTCTCAGCATCTGCTCATACTGCCGTATCAGGTTGGCCAGCGTAGCCATCGCGCGGCTCTGGGCTTTCAGGAAGTTCTCCTGCTTGTCCCATGCCTGCTGGATCTCGTAGGCAGTAGTGCTCCCGCTGTCCGCATCCACGGTCATCGTTATGTCGATGCTCTTGTCCTGCTGGTCTTTGACATAGGCTATCTTCTGTGCACGGATGATCGCCGCGTACTGGATCTGTATCTGCTGCCACATCAGATCCAGCGGATCAGCCTTTGCTATTGCGTCGAAGATCTCCTTTGTCTCTGGGGGAAGGTACTTCGACAGGAAGCCGTACTTCTCGGCCTTCTTGTTCCCCGGCGGACCGCCCTTTGAATTCTTGTTTCCGGGCTGTGCGCCACGTTTGCGAACGCTCGGTTTCTTTTCCGAGCGCTCGCTATCCCATTTGTAAATGGATTTCCACCGTCTGACAGTCCCGGGAGGTACTCCGAGCCTGTCTGCGATCTCAACGAGTTTAATTCCCTGCCGGAACAGTTCGAGGGCTTCGTCCGCCTTCGCATTCTTTGCCTTCGGCATGGCTCACCTCGCTATTCGTCGGTTTCGTAAAAAGTCTGCGGGCCCATGTAAGAGCCCGCGGCGTCATGGTTTATAGAGCGCTATCGACATGCGCTAAAAAGAGCGCCGTACCTGTGAGAGTACGACGCCCTGGCGTCAAAGTGTTATCAAAGAAAGGTATATCTGAGCTTCTGACGCTACTATTTTCGCACATGTAAAATGGGCATTCAATGCCAACATTCACGTGACCGGGAAATGTTGCAGCGCGGATCCGTGCGCGCGCGCCACTGTCCTGCGGCTGTATCCGACGGTCTCAGCGACAGCATCCCATGACGACAGGTTTCCCGCCTCAGTGATATCCGTGTACCTGTGCCGGAGTATTTCCCTTTCCAGCTGAGCGTTCGGGCCTTCCATCTGGTCCAGCCTCATCTCGATATCGATCATGATACCGAGACAGCGTTCATACTTCGCATAAAGCAGCTCCGTCAGCTCCTCCAGCTTTGTCATGTAATCCGACAGGTCGCTGTTGTTGTGTGCCTTGGGCATATCTGAATAGTTGATCGCACTGGGTGCTCTATAGCGGAGCTGGAGCTGTGTGATCTTAAGCTCGATCTCCCTCGACTCCCTCACCGCATCCCTGTATCTTGTCAAATACTCTCTTGCTGTCATCTATCACTCCTACACAGTAAATGTTATCCGTCCTTGGGCACCGGTCCGGGCACACATCACGCTCGCTGCAGTCGAGGCAACAGGGCGCGACGCCAATGAATCCAGTACAGTCATTAATTAAGCATGTCCTCATTGTTCTCTCCCCTCACGATCATGCACGACACAGCGACCAGTAAGCATGCGCCAGTAAACGCGCCAAAGATAAATGCAATAAGAATGTCAGTCATGTCTCGCTCCCTTCCGCTTCATCAATAATCACTGGCAGAACAAGCGGACAAGCAAGTGCTACCAGTATGATTTTTATGAGGTCTTTAATATCGCTCATTCCGTCACCTCTCTCAGCTTCTCGCCAATGACTGCCACAGCGTATTCAAACCCCCTCAGAAAATCATCGTTGATTTCTGTCTCGTTCAAATCGTACTTCTCAATCAGTGCCTCGACCTGATGTGTTGACCGCTTGGGAATGCTTGGTCTGATAAGGCGCAAATCTTGATAAAAACTATCGCTATATTTCATTCCGTCACCTCTCTTACTTCAAACTTCCACTTCTTTGCATCCTCACCAATCTTCTGAAATAGTCTTGCTTCTGCAAGCATCGGTGTGTCTTCGCAGATTCCGAACTGGAATTCCTTCTTTGCCTTGTTGTAGATGCCCCATTTACTGTGTCCGTTGCCTTGATAGTATGTAGAGGATTTCATTCCGTCACCCTCCTGTTCCATCGTCTGATCATTGTGTCCAGTCCGAATTTATCTGCCGTGAACAGCAATTTTGTCTGTTGTTTGGAACTATACAAAATGCAATCGGGGTCTGAGCAACCAATGACATATCTCAAGTTTGTTTTAATCGTCCTCCGTCCTTTGATTCGTCCTTTGTGAATCCGCACTTTTGCCTTCCCAATATGTGCCTCTGATCCGCAAAACGGGCAGCACTTCAATTCTTCACTCATTCCGTCGCCCTCCTGTTCCATGCCTCAATTGCTTTTTTCTTCAGCGCTCCGCACGTCAGTGCTGTGCATTGTTCGCACATTACGAACCAACGAATGTCCTTTTCCTTTGTCTCTGTTTTGAGGTTGTACGCCTCGCTTTCATACAACTCTGCTTTCCCTCCGCAAAACGGACACGGTTTTAATTCTATTTTGCTCATTCTGTCACCCCCTTGTAAGGTTCAAGCAAGGGCATTTTATAATCCCATTCACCATATTGGTTTTTTACCCTTTCAGGTCTACGTCTATTGTTTGCCTGTTGTACCATTGTTGCCCATCTGCAATTTGACGGCTCATAGTTGCCGTTATTGTTTACTCTATCAATGGTCAAGTTATCGGCATATCCGTTGTTTAATGCCCATGTGAGAAAGTTGAAAAAGCCTTGTGTTCCGTGCCAGTCATCACACACTGAAATTCCACGTCCTCCATAATCTGCGAATGATTCACAATTAGGATTATCGCACCTTGCGATCATTCCCTTCCAAATCCTATATGGTCTTGTTTCTGCCAAGCCTTTGTATTTACTGTTTTCCCTTCTGTTTTCGTTCAAGATACAACCGCACGATTTACAGTGACCGTTTACCAAATCTCTGCCGTGAGTGATGGTCTCGTTTCCACAGTCACAAACGCACCTCCATAGAATCTTTTTGTACTTGTCTTTTCCTGCCTGCTCAATGACCGTCAGTTTGTGGAATTTCATTCCAGTAAGGTCTTTGTATTTACCCATGTTGTCATCCTCTTATTGTGCTAATTCCCTTATGGCAAATAATCTGCCGTCAACTCGGAACCTGATTTCTTTGCCCTCATATCCTGCTTTGAACATTTCTTCTTTCGTCACTGGAATCCAGTGCGGTTCGGGCTGAGATAATGCCTCAATCGCCATATCAATTGCCTTATTTACGCTTTTGTCAACCACTCCACCGCCGCTCATATATCGTTTAAGG